CCTTCTGCACCTAGACGAGCCATAGTATTAATTAGATCATTAATAGCGGAGACTAATCTTGCGCATGAGTCTACAAAGTAACCTATACCCGCAGCAGCGACACCAATACCCGCCCCAATTGTTAGGAATGCTGTGGCTAAAGCAGTAACAGCACCAGCAGCACCAGCACCGCCAAATTTGGACATTAATGTACCTATAGTAGCTAGAGCGCCAACTACCGTAACTAATGCCAGTACTTGGCCTAATAAATTGTCGGTAGATATTGTACTTAATACTTTAAGACTAAGTGTAGCAGCAGCAACTAAACCTACAGTAGCTCCAAGTTTGATAAAAGCTTCCTTGTTAAGTTTGCCAGCGAGCTTACCTAAGGTAATAAACGCACCAACAGTCGTTACCATCAATGTCGCACTACCGAGTACACTTAAGAAATTACCATCCATCTTGCTTAAGACAAACATACTTCCTGCGGCAACGACTAAGCTAGCTGAGATTATAGCAAGGTTCTTAACTCCCTCGTTTATACCGGCATCGCCAAGCTTACTATTGCCAAGTATTGCCGCAAGTCCCGCAAAGGATGCGACCATCAAAGCAATAGACCCGATAGCGTTTGCTACACCTTCAGGGTTCTTCATATCGGACATTGTTGATGCTAATTCTGTAACCATTTTGAAGATTATAGCCAAACCACCGAACAGAACAATCGCATTCTTTGTGAATGATTGATTAGTCTTGTCTAGTTTAGAGAATTGGTTAATCATCAATGACATGACTGCTATCAATCCTGCGACAGCAAATCCGCCTTTAGATAATGTTCCAATATCTAGTTTACCTAGCTCACCTACCGTCTCAGCTATCGTCTTCATAGACTTAGCCATGAAAGTAAACACCAAGAATGATGATAACTTAGTGCCTTTCAGTTCGGAAGTCTTATTTAGAAGTAACGCCATACCTAATACGATACCCAGCATTGCAGTAACGCCTTTATATAGACTTCCAACATCCATAGAGCCTAGCTCTTTTACTGCAGGAACAATCTTCTTAATCGCATAGGCAATACCTACAAATGTAAGAATACTTACCGCGATCTTCTGAGTACCGCGAACCGTCTTACCTTGAAGTTTGTTCATGATAGCCATAGATCCGAATATAGCAAGTAGCATAAAGCTAACAGCACCAACACCCTTGTATAATTGTGGTAAATCCAACTTACCTAATACTGCAACAGATGAAGCCAGTATTAGTATGGATCCGGCGAGACCCATCATACCAATCATAGCTTGTTGCATATTTCGAATTTTAGCAGGATTGAAATTCTTCGTTGTTTTGGATAATGTAAGATAGAATATCTCAAATACGGCTAGAACACCTACTAGTCCAAGTAGACCAGTCTTCATCTTATCGCCAGGAATTGTCGATAATAGCCATATAGATCCAGCAAGAGTTGCGATTGCTAAGGCAAAAGCCTTGATATTCTCAAATCGAGCTTTTGATTTGAAATATTTATTAATTGTACCAAACATACCAGTTAATGAACCTAGGAAAGTCTTAGGGCCTTGTAGTAAGTTCTTACCGAAGTCGCCAAACATCTCCTTAATGCCGATAACTTTCTTACGTGTGTTCCACAGTAGAATAATAGCACCAACAAGTGCTGTTATACGACCTAAGGTTTCAGAATCCTGCTTACCAAGAGGTTCAAACATAGACTTAAAGATATCGCCAATAAGTTTAGCAGTATCCCCAATTGTTGTAAAGATGTTTTGGGTCTTGTTGTGTACACGGTCGACGCTTTCACCAAGGTCGTTAAGTCCTTGTTCGGCTTTCTTCATACCGCTTTGGCCATAGTCACCATCGCCAACTTCATCGGCATATACTTTCGATACTTTGAATAAATCCTTGAATCCATCCCATACCTTCTTAAGGGCCTTACCAAGATCCTCAAATACTTTACCAATACCTTTACCGATATCAGAAACAGTTTTACCGAAGTCTTTAAATGATAAATCTGCGCCTTTGAAGTTAGATAAGAAGTCTGAAGTAAACTTCTTAACCGCATCCCACATAGATATTAAGTTCTTTTGAACGCCTTCAGGAAGACCATCAAAGAATTTCTTAAACCATGGTCCAAAAGTAGATTGGAACCATTCAATAACAGATCCAAAGGCCTTTTTAAAACCCTCGAAGACTCTACTCATAGATGGACCACTAGCAGTATCACCGATACCCTTCCAGAATCCAGAGAACCAGTTACCAAAAGTCTTAAGGGTTGTCTTATAGTTAGAGAAATCGGCTTTAGATTTACCAATCTCTTTCTTAATGTTGCTAAATGTTTCAGACACAATACCGGTTCCAAGTGAGAACGTCTTCATAGCTGCTTTTGTTACACCTAGTTCAGCAACCCACTTACGGAGACCGTCTATGGATTTAACTATACCAGGAACAATACCTTCTGAGAAATTAGCATTCAAAGCCTTACCAGCATCACTAAATGTTTTGCCGATACTTCCAAAATCAAGTTTGCCAAGACCTAATCCCGACAACTTGTTTGTAAGCCATTCAAACGCTTTACCAACAGCATCCACAACAGGTTTAAGGAAAGATAAAGAGAATTTTATCTTATCCAATTTATCTGCATATTCACTGAGTGTTGGCCATTTCTTACGAATTGTATCGCCAAAGGACTTGAATGAAAACTCACTTTTTTCTAACCATTTTGAAAGATCGCCGGTTCCTTTAGCCAGATTACCAAATGGGTTCTTGAAGAACTCGCTGAAACCTTTCTTGACGTCATCAAACTTAGGTAGTTTGAACTTAATACCTGAGAATAGCCCTCCAATTTCTTTTGGAACCAGAGTATCCCAATTAAGGTTTTTATTAAAGTCTTTCCAAGTTCTAATCTCCCCTTTAAGAACCTTATCCATATTGGAATTGAATTGCTTCCAAAAGACCTTATGGTTAAAAGATAAAACGTCAAAACTATCTTTCCAATATTTGACAGTCTTATTAAGGTTTCTACGAAGCTTATCACCTAAACGACCAGCCGCAGAATCCATGTTATATGTAGCATCATTAAAGTGGGAGAAGCCAACCATAAATTTACCTAAGGCATTTCCAAATACAGGGAAACGTTTAAGGGCATTACCTACCCAGAAAGCCCATTCATTAAATCCTCTACCGTTTTTACCTAGTGCATCATTTAATGCGCTAAACGGATTTGTGATCTTACTAAATAGCTCACGCATACTTTGTTTAAACTCGCCAATAGCAGGAGTTAAACGTTTGATAACTTCCCAAAACTTCTTAAGCCAGTCTATAAACTTACCAATACCTTCTGGAAGTTTATAAAATGCGGCATTCCATTTCTCAGCAAATCCTGCCAATCCGTTATGAACAGCATCCCAGAATTTCTTAATCTTATCGGATACAGATTGGAATATTTCTCCAAGTTTCTTAAAGTCGATAAATTTACTTAAGATAATCTCAATAGATCGGATTACCCTAGTTACCGCATTAGCTAGCATCCCTACTATAATGATAAAATTCTTAATCATATGGTCTGGAATAAGCGTAGCTAATAACTTAAGTTTAGAGGCAACTTCAACAGAAACCCATTTAATTCCTTGGAATACAAAAATGAAAATATTCTCGAATGCTTTAAGTTCCGCACTACCAAGTTTAATCTTCTCAATAAACGTACTTACAAGGTTCACTAACTTTTCAGCCACGGTGTTAGTCGTAGAGAAACCAAATACATGGGTAAAGGCAGTGCCAATAGGTTTAAGTATGGTACCAAGTGATTGGAAACTTGTCTCAAGTAGTTCCAACATCTTCTGTCTACCGCCAAGGTCAACAAAAGCTTGTGCGAACTCAGTAGCTTTGTTACCAACAGCACCTAATGTATCGGCTGCAATATTACCCCACTTAGTCCAAAACTGAGTAACTTCTTCACTACCGGCTTGGCCAATTAAGGTTTCCCAGAAACGAGCCCAAGAACTTGTGACCTGATCGGCTACTGCCTCAGACACCTCACCAAGAGTGTGGAATTCTGAAGCCATTTTGACTAAAGTCTCATCTTCTGCAAGCGTCTTTAATGACTGGATTAAGACTTCATTTGTCAACCAACCTTGTTGTAATGAGTTACGGAAGCCTTCTGACATATCAACATCTTGACCAAGAGCTTGTGCTGTCTGAACTAAGATATCTTTAAATTTCTGAGTAGCTAGACCTGCGTTTTCAACAGAGACCCAGTTTTGAGTATTCATCTTACCCATTTGCAAAGCTTGTTGTACACCGAATTGCAATGAACGATTGAAACCATCTGTTGTGGCTCCAGCAGAAGCTGCCAAGTTACCCCAACCCTTCAAGGCAGTATTAGCGTCCTTAAGACCCACACCGGCATTTACGAATTGAGCTAATGAGCTATGCATCTGCTTAACTGAGTATTTAGTTGTCTCAGCGTAGTGCTGTAAGTCATCTAGGGCATCTGTAATATTACCTAACTCGGATCGACCAAGTGCCGCAACCAACATATTTACAGAGTTAATCTTATCTTCAAACTGACCGAAACCCGCTTTCATAGGAGCGATCGTATTAAGAATAGACCTCCCTAAATTCATAGTAATGGATAATCCGGTCTGAATTGCAGAAGCTGCGATATTACCTAATGCCACTGTAGCAATAGATTGTAACATTCCAAACTTTCCACTAGTTTGCCCAACATGGTCATCAATACTAGAAATAGCTTCTGCCGCTTGTTTTGAACCAAGAGAAATTGGTGATATGAAATTAAGAGCGCTAGATGCAAAATTCTTAAAACCACCAGCCGTATTACCTAATGCTGATCCTATCTTATCGAACACCCCGACGTAAGCATTACCTAGTTTTGGTGCCGATCCCATTAGATCAGATAAGGAGTTTGAAAGAGATTTGGTGGCTTTCTCGGTATTACCAAATGGATTTTTACCATCTGATTTTTCTAAGGCCTTATCTAAACTATCTAAAGAAGATAGTGATTCTTTAAGACCATTCTTAAATTGCTCATTATCAATACCGAGCTTGATAAGGCGTTCTTCAATTATTTGTTTACTCAATTACTTTTTCCACCTCCCTCAGTATCTCTTTAGAAATAGAATCTACAATAGGAGAAACAAAATCATTAGCAGGAACGTATCCACCAGTACCGGTACCGTGTCCATGGACAATTAGTACAACAAGTGGTGTTCCGTCTGAAATCTTTACAGAATTAGAATAATACAGCGTTGTACCATTACGAGTCTTTTCGACTTCCATATCCCATGATGAAGCAGTTTTACCTGAGCGTTTAGGTGTTGCTGAAATCAACCTACTAAGACCAGTACGACCTCTTGAGATAAGAGCGTTATGAACAGAATCCATAGACTCGCCTTTTTTCAAAGCTTGTTTTAAACCTTCTTTGCGTTTAATTGATATTACCTTTATCCGCATTTAAACGAGCCTCCTTCATCTTTCTAATTTGTTCTTGTCGCATAGCATTGATACGCTCATACTCGTTTAGAGTCTCAGTCGTAGTCTTCTTCTTCTTAGGTGAATTGAATTCGCTAATAACACCTAGTAAAGTAAGAAGTCTATGAAGGTTCCAGTTCTCACATTCAAATGGTATACGGGCATTTGCCATATAAGCATATATAACTTCTGAAGTCATAACCATACCGTTATTTGTAGAATCGTCCTTCTGCTTTATTGTCGTAGCAGTTGGTTTATCATCAAGATATGCTGCAATCTGAATTACTAAGTCAGGCGTTAAATCAGAATACGAAATATCCTCTTGACACATTAGAATAAAATAGTCAAAAAGCTCGGCAGTGGTCTTTTCCTCTCGAGTTAAAAAAGGCTTGCGATATAACGACTCCCATTCAGCCAATACCTTCAAAGTATGTTCAAAGTGCAATATTCTACCAGGTACCTTTATAAACTGATTCGTCTCTTCATTATAAAACTCCCGCTCAGGAGTATCTATAATTAACATAAAATACCTCCATACGAGATAAAAATAAAAAAGGGGTGTAATTTTCACCCCTAGTTTGAATTATTTCTTGAGTTTAGAAACCTTATCAGGAACAGATCCTTGGTTAGGGTCTCCTACTAAAGCATTAAAGAACTTCTTAGTATTGTCTCCGTCTTCGATTACATCTGCAACCATTTCAACGAATAATTCAGAATATGCTTCTGAATTAACAAAGTCTTCTTGTGCTTTCTTGTCTTTACGGAATGTACGTCCATCTTCTGAACGTTCACCATAAGCCAATTTAAGAATAGACTCTAAGAAATCAAAGATCTCATCGACATCTTCACGAGCCATCATCTCTTTAATGTATTCGTCCCAATCTTTTTTAGCACGACCAATAATACGAACCACTTCATCTTTACGTAAGTGGAACCATAGTTCTTCTTTTACTTCTTTTCCGTCTAATAGATTATTATAAGTTACTGTTCTTGAAATCATTTCTATACTCCTTTAATGTAGATTTTTATTTCATTTTGAAATTTCTAGTACCGACATGACCTTAGTCGTCCAACACCCTATCCCGCACTATTAATTTCTATTTACCCAGCAGTAAGACCGAGGATTGTAAATACTTCTTCTGGTTTTGGAAGAGTTGGTTCAGCATCAGAAGCACCATAAAGTTTCTTCTCAAGTTCAGCCAATTTATCTTTATCAACCAAAGTACTATTTACTTCGATATGCGCTGTTGGTTTCATGTTTGCTACAGCAGTTGGTACTGTATCGAAGTCCCAAGAGAACTCAAGTGCATCTGGACTTTCGTTAACAGTTTGGTATTCTTTACTTGATACACCAGCAGAAGCTGAGTAAACAAGGTGAAGGATATAACCGTGATCCAAACCTTCAGTATCATTACCGATACGAGTACGATAAGAAAGACCAAAGTCAGAACGAGCTTGACCAGAAATAGTAACTCCAGCAAGTTCTTTCTTTTGTCCGCCTGTAGACATAGGACTACGTTTACCTTGACATTTGTTCCACTCTTGTGGGTATGTAAAGGCAGAAATCTGACCTTTGAAACGTTCTTCTGAACGAAGGTTCAAGTATTTCTTGTTGTTTGCATATTTCGCAGTTGACTCAGCGCCTTCTGGTGATTCAGATACTTTTGTCAGACCATCCCAAGCAACACCGTTTTCATAAGAACCGTCGCTCTTCTTAAGGTATAGAACACCATTATCGACACCGAATTCGTAAAGTCGTTTAGTATCCTCATCCCATTTAAGTTGTGTCATTAGATATTTCCTCCAATATAATATTAAACTTCAGAAAATTCGCCAAACGCATTAATACGTTCACCGTTTTCAACATTACCGCAAGCAACATAACGTCGCTCACCACTAGTTGCACCAATGTAAGACAACCAGCGATAACCGTCAGCATCCATCCAAGAATCATAAATGAATGTTTGCTCAGGTGTGTATAGGTCTACAATTTCCGCAGTAATATGCGGAGCTTTACGAACATTAAGACCAGCAACTTTAACTGTAAATCTACCAACCTCATCGTTAACTACCACTTGATCAGCTGGAGTTTCTGGTTGAGGAGGAATCACAGGTTCTGGTTGAGGTTCATTAGAATAAGGAGGGTAAAACCAGCCAACAATACCGGTAAAGTCACGAGTATTGTATCTAGCAGGAGCTCCGTTATATAGAGCATCCCAATTACCATCAATATTCTGTTCGATAGTAGACATAGTATAACCATCAGAATCTTCAATAACAAGACCTGTATGGCCATACCCATGTTCAGCAACCGCCATTACAAAAATAGCACCAGCACGAGGGTTTACACCAACCGCATCATATACTACTTCATAACCAAGAGCAGCAGCCGAATCTAAAAGATCAATAGCATTACCCCATAAAATCTTACCAAAATAAATTTGGGAGATACTATTAGGTAGGTCAACACATTGTGTACCATATGCGCCATCGGCATCAGCACCAATACCTTGATCCGCTAAAGACCTAGCATAATTAATAACTTCTTGAACTGTAGCCAAGAGATCCTTCCTTTCTATTCGTAGACGACAAAAACCTTATGATATAAACCATTAACTTTATACTCTGTACGAAAAGATGAATACTTAAAAGTAGTTGACATTTTTATAAAGATGTCATCAGCTTCTTCTCTAGACATATATACAAGCTTATAACCCATACTAGAAAAATATGGATTATTATTAGCCTTCTTAACCTCAAAGTCTTCTCTTGTTACAACACAAGCAGGAAACTTCAATTGTATATTATCTGGAGGAGTAAAATAAACATTCGGAGTTATCTTGTCCTTGATTTTTTCAAGAACTACCTTTCTATCTTTCATACAGACACCTAAACCTTATCTTTAATAAATAATAACAAGTCGATGTACTGTTCACCATTCCAAATTTGGATAATACCATCTTTAAGGAAGAGACTTCCTTTAACACGTTCATCCGTCTCGGATTCAACCATTGCGACTTTCAAATGATCAAAAGCGTCAACTTTTAATTCATTTTGAGATTTTTCATTTGATTTAATAATGAGTTCATCTAATTCAGACTTGATATCAGACATCTCAATGTCAGCAATAGTTAAAGCGACTCTAGGAGGATATGGTCTAATAGAATCCACTTTATAAAAAGTACCCATATATAGTATATGACTTATTCTATTGACTCGATCGCTAGCATCATTAGGTAATAGTGCGTCGAACTTGAGTTTAGATTTTGTATTCTGGTTTATTGAGCTTTGATCTTCTTCGAAAAAAGACTTAGAGGTTATTCTAGCCAGTAATAAAGGAGATACCGTATATTTATAACGGTAATCCCCAATACTAACTTCCTCTGGCTCTTTAGAACGGAAGATAAGTCGAATTCCAGCTTTTGTCATTGTGTTACCTTCCTATCTATCAGCTAAGACTATTCTGCTTTCTTAGGTTTCTTTGGTTTTGGAGCTGTTTCAACTGTTCCGAGTTTCTTCTCTTCTTCAGTCATATCGGCATTATTTACAGCAGCATCATAATCTACGGCTTTAGCACCGATACCTTTGATTTCAGTTGAGTCTGTTTGTACAGTCCATGTTGGTTTAGTCTTAAGACCAGTTGAATCGAAGTTCACAGCAGTTTCCTCTACAGCAGCTTTATCAGTTACAGTAACGACGATAAATGATTTAGGTGTTACGATTGCACCAGATAGACGTGCATGCATCAAGTATTTATGTTGCATGAAGTCGATATCAAAGCTATCAAATGTAGCAATTTCGCCATTCTTAGACATACCGAATTGATAGTCAGCCAAGTTACCGATAATGAATGTTCCTTGAGGAAGTGCACGGTATTCAACTACTTCATCACACATAAAGTATGCAGCGATGTTAGCATTACCTGGTACTTGGTTGTTATCCATAGATGGAGCGTACAAGTAACGACCATTCTTATCTTTCAATGTCTTCAACTTAGCCAAGTCAAATGGGTTGATGTAAAGAGATGGTTTACCTGAACCTTGGTAAGCAGGGAATGCTTTAGAGATAACTTCATCAACAGCAGTTTCAAATGACGCAGCCGTTACTTTAATAGTAAACAATGGATGGTCTTTGATGATTGGGCGAATATGAAGTTCGCTA